CCAGTTTGGAATCTGTCATCAGAACCAAGCGTCGAATGAGTTCCGTTGCATTTGAATGACGACCAACATACCAACGAACATGAGAATTCTCATCAGTCGCTAGAATCTGTAGAACTTCTGCTGAAATGCTGGGATTTTGTGCAACACACCAACGAACATAACATTCCCCATCAGTCGCTAGAGACTGTAGTGTTTCTACTGGAGTGTTGGGATTTATTGCAACCCTCCAACGAACAGTAGAATCCTCATCAGTCGCTAGAGTCTTTAGAGTTTCTGTTGAAGTGTTGGGATTTTCTGCAACATTCCAAAGAACAGACCAATTATCATATGAGTCAATATTGAGTTTCATCATTACTGAAAAAATATTCAATAAAAGACCTAACCTGCTCTCCCCTAAAAAGTACAGTGAGGATAATATCAAGACCTAGGATAGGAAAAAATACTTTCAGAGTCTCTACGGAGAGATAATTTGCAATCAGATATGAAATTCCATAGAAAAGCGAAAATTCAATTACTTGAGAAATCAGAAAAATTGAAAGAAGTTTGAGTTTCATTGAGGCGAATCATTCAGTTACTCACCTATTATAGGGCAAAAATTCAATCCTGTGATGAGACCTTGTGCCAGTTTTTAAAGTGTCCTTTCAATTCTACGGAAGATTTTTTTTCATGTTTTGTCTCCCTTGTTTATCATAATCCATCATTGCTTGAATTGAAGCAAGTCTTTCGGGTGAATTGGGTTTAGACTCACCATAATCCAAAACTACAGGTTTATCTGGATTTTGTTTTAATTGTTCTTTTCTACTTTTTTTTATTTCTTTTTTAATTTCTTTTGCACGGTTTTTAATTTTTTCTTCACGATTTTTATTCTTACCTTCTTCTATAAATTCTTGAAAGGTCTTCATTTTATTCTAGTTTTTTAAGTATTTAGATATAAATCATTCCAACAGTCAGTAAGACAAAGCAAAGTATGGTGAATATCATAAGTCCTATGCCTGCCCAGATGACCCAGTTGGGCATTGGTTCGTGTTGAGGGTTATGAGACATTGGGTTTAGTTATTTAATGCTCCATAACGAACTATATAAAACGTAGAAAGATCCTGCGGAAGAGTTACATTATAAACCACAATTTCTTTTGGTCTTTTTGTTTTTTGAGATACCTCATACAAAAATACCATTTGATTATTCTGATGAACCTTTTTCATATGTTCTACGATTTCATCAAATGTATCTGCCTTATAAGTTTCCGCACCAAAAGATTTTCCCTGATACATTCCAACTGGACCAAGAAGAAATCCATTCGCATAATCTTTTAATTTGCTGGTGTATTCAATCAGGTCATTTTCAAAATTTTCAGGAACTTCATAACCACCAAAAGAATATTCTTTTGTAACATAATCTTTCAAAAAAGAAAACCATTCATCAAAATCATAAGTGATATCATAAGTTTCAGTTGGTTCTTCATCTTCCCACTCAAACTTTTTGTTTTCTGGAATTTTCTTAATTCTAGCAATATTTGAAATAACTTCTGAAAGATTTTCTGAAATTTGATGATAATAGCAATAAGAAAGATATTCACAATAATGTTTATCTTCTATGGTCTCATAATTACCCTTATCATCGTCTGGATTGATGGGATTATCTATAGACCATTCATCATAGGTTGGTCTAGTGTATTTTTCGTAAGTTTGTTCGGCCATAATGTTTTGCTTCCTTGTGAGTATTATAGTGGGTTTGGGGTCTTATGATGCATAATGAGATTTATACGCATTATATTGAGTTTCCATTGCATTACTCAAAAGTTCATTAACTTGTTCTTCTGTAAATGCTCCAGAATCCATTACCTGTTTTTTAAACTCCGGTGAAGTATTAAAATACTTTTCCTTCCATTTATCAAAAGTAAGTAGTTGGTCCATAATTCTTTGAGTCGTTTTGGGTATTATAGGGGATTATGGGAGGTGTGTCAATGGGGAGAGACTTTCTTTTTTCTTCCTAATTCCCATCCATTTCCTGGGCATTCTTTTGACATGCAACATTTATTATAAACTTCATTATACCACCACTTCATTCCTCTTCTCATTTCTGAATATTTTTTAATAGTTTCTTCAGTATGTTTTTTCCCATAAAACGGATTCTTTTCTCCACTAACTACTTCCGACTTTTTCTTTAGAGTTTCTTCACTCAATTTCCTAGTTTTATTTGATTGTGATACTGCAGTTCTAGTTTTTTCGTTTATAAATCTACCCTTCGTTTTATTACTTATTTTTATTCTCGTCTCATCCTTAACTTTTCTCCCAGTGGGGTCTGGTGGACGAGAAGCATATTTATTTATATTATAGCATTGAGATTTACCCCACCACATATCCAATAAAGATTGCTCCAAAATTGGTTCATTATATTCATCTTCATATATTTCCCACTCAAAATTATCTGGATTTTTACGAAGGGAGTTTTGAAATGGATAATTACTTTTTGACTTCAAATGGTCGAGTTTTCTCTTTTCAAAATTTAGAGTACTCCCAATATAAAATTTACCATTTATAACATTGGTTGCGATATAAGTTATCATTAAAATAAAAAAATCTCTTTCATGATTATACACCATGAAAGAGAAGTTGTAAAGTCAAAGATCAATCATCACCCAATGGGAGGTGCTGTGAGAGCAACACTATAAGATGAGGAAATAGCTAAATCCAATGGGAACTGATGGCTATTTCTTTCATGGATCGTTTCAAGTCCCAAATTTGCCCGGTTTAATACGTCCGCCCAAGTGGGAATTGTCCGCATTTGATTATCTTGAATGCTATGAACGTAATTAAATCCGTTTAGATTAAAACCGGACATAAAAATTCCACATGCAGCAAGCCAAATACCAATAACAGGTAGTGCCGCCATTACAAAATGTAGAGAGCGACTATTATTAAAAGAAGCATATTGGAATAGTAGGCGACCCAGATAACCGTGTGCGGATACTAATGAATATGTTTCTTGCTCTTGACCAAACTTATACCCATAATTTTGAGATTCATTTTCGGTCGTTTCACGAATAAGAGAACTCGTAACTAGTGAACCGTGAGTTGCAGAAATCAAAGCGCCACCAAAAACACCAATGACTCCAGCCATATGGAAAGGTGAAAATAGAATATTATGTTCAGCCTGAAAAACTAACATAAAATTAAATTGACCTGAGATTCCCAAGGGAAATCCATCTGAAAATGAACCTTGTGAAATTGGATATGCAAGAAAAATTGCTGTTGCTGCAGCGACAGGTGCTGAATATGCTACGCAAATCCATGGACGCATTGCCAACCTGTATGATAGTTCCCACTCACGACCCATATAAGCATAAATGGCAATCATAAAATGGAATACAATAAGTTGATATTCACCCCCATTGTATAACCACTCTTCAAGAGATTGAGATTCCCAAATCGGATAGAACACATAACCCATAAGTTTCCTTATGGTGCTGACTATATCATCACCCTAAATTGAGGGTGTCGGGCGCTAATGTCGTATTACATCTCACGCTTGAGAAACCGACTAGTCGATGAAGTTTCCAACCAAGTTCGTGGTTGGCTTACCTGCTGATTGCCTTATCCATAAAGAACTTAGGTTTCCAGCAATTCACCCGATTTTCTTATATCGTTTCTGATATAAGGCACTCCTATTACGAATGCAGTCCGATTGCATTAGAACTCGGAATCACTGAGGATGAGATAATATTATTTCCATACATTAGAGAACCAGATACTGCTTCCCTAATTCCATCCAAATCTGTTGGTGGTGCAGCAATAAATGCCAAAATAAAACAAATTGTAGCAGTTAATACTGTCGGAATAAGAAGAACCCCAAACCACCCCACATAAAGACGATTATCGGTTGAAGTAACCCAGTTACAGAATTGTTCCCAGGCATTTGCGCCAGAACGGCGTGTTGAAATTGTAGCAGTCATAAAAACGTTAAAAGAATAAGAAATATCCATAGGGATTGGACTTTGCGTTATTCCTTCACTACCCTCAAGTGAAGGTATGAGAGACGTATTTAACGTGCTTAGTCTCGGTAAGGAGTTATCGTCCCTTTTCAGCACGGTCACAAGGTCTTAGAAGTTGTTACATTTCTTAACCCCGTTGATGTATTTATCGTAGCATAATATCCCAGATCTGTCAACTCCCATATTCATCAATCTTGTCTAAGACTCGATTGAGATACTGTTGTGCCAGAGACTTGGGATCAGAAGTCCAAGTGACGTTCTCATTATACAAATTGTGTTTTAATTTGAGAACGGCACACTTAATTTCATCTTTTGTGATTTTACCCCTAGGCATAAAACTTAAAACTCTTGTCTCTTATATAGAATCAAGTTTTAATCAAAAAACACCAGGAATGAGTTGACCAGTCTTAAGATATACGCCAACCATAATTACAAAAGAAATCATAGCAATTCTGCCGTTCAAAATTTCTGCCTGTTCAGTCCATCCGAAGTTTTTCATGAATTTTTCTCCCTTTTAGTAGTATTTTGAATTACAATAAATTTATCTTTTGGTAGAGTACCTGCAACGCAAACTTTTAGTTCGTCATCATTAGACCAGGTACCAGATTCAACAAGTTCTTGAAGGGCAAGACTCAATTGCCCGAGCATTCCAGTACTCATCAATAAGTCTCAAAAAGTTTTTCTATCGAGAAACTGAGTAGTACTAGAAAAGTAACACCAGTCACAGTAAAAATAAGTTCACCCATCAGAATACTCCGAAAAATAGTTTACCAGTAATAGCATAAGAGATAATACCAGAAACAATTCCAATCATTGCCCAACGAGAATTTGCTCGCTGTGCCCTTTCAGCATAAGGTTCAATACCATAGCGTTCAAGATCTTCTTTTGTCATATACAT